TAGCTCGTAATCGGCAGGCTAGGGCGGCCCGTGGTGGGCGGCCCGCGCGGGGGTACCATGGCAGCACCTAGCCCGGTCCGGCGCATGGGCGATAGGTTTTTAGGGCTTGGTGAGGCATCTAAAAAGGTAGGCAAATGCGCGTTGTTAGCAAGGGCAAACCGAGTCCAGATCAACTCCCTCTATTCGTGCCAGATAGCGATTGGGAAGTTCCCTCAGAACTCCCGGACCTTAGCCGGGAGACAGAGATAGCACTCGATACTGAGACCAAAGATACTCTGCTCGCCAAGGATCGAGGTCCTGGATATTACCAATACGAGCGGTCTAATCTTAACACCGGCTATATCTGCGGGATATCTGCTGCATGGCGTGATCAGTCAATTTATATTCCGTTACGCCATCCCGAAACAAAATGCTTTGATTTCACTTTAGTTCAGGATTGGCTTCGCAGCCTCGTAAGGCAAACCAGAACACGATTTATATTCCATAGCTTTCAGTATGATTGGGGATGGCTTGAAGCTGTATTCGGCGTAAAGCCTCCCAAACTATTAGATGACGTCGCAGCCATGGCATCTATGATAAATGAAAATCTATTTTCATTTTCCTTAGATGATCTCTGCAAATGGCAAGGACTCCCCGGTAAAGATGAAACTCTATTAGAAATGGCCGGACTGGCTTATTCAGCCACCGGCAAAGCGAATCTGTGGCGAATGCCGGGTAGATTCGTTGGGCCATATGGTGAGCAGGATGCAGTTGGTACATTGGGTCTAGCTCAAAAGCTGCGGCCACTGTTGACCGCAGAGTATTTGGATGAGGCGTATCAAACTGAGCGTGATCTACTGCCAATCACTTTAGAAATGAAACAACGTGGTGTGAAGGTAAATGTAGATAGAGCTAAGAGAACAGCAGAAACAATTCTAAATAGCTGTCAGGTTAGACTTGATGAATTAAGCAGGGAAACTGGTGATCGGGTAACGATTAAAGAAATACGCAAGACCGATTGGCTTATGGAGCAATTTAGAAAGCGCGGTATCCAGGTCTTTAAAACCGCATTAGGAAATCCAAGTTTTAGTAAAGAGGTAATGGCCGGTTATACGGAAGAATTTCCCCGGCGGATACATAAAATCAAGCATGATACAGAATTAGCAGAAAAGTTCCTACTCGGTTATATTTGTGAGTATGCCCATAAAGGTCGTGTCTATCCTACAGTCCATCAATTTAGAAGTGAAACTGGCGGCGCACGTAGTCATCGTTTTGCTTATTCTGATCCACCTCTACAACAAATGCCTAGCCGGGATGATGAGTGGGCTCCGATCATTCGATCTTGCTTTGAACCTGAGGACGGTGAGGAATGGTGTAGCATTGATTATCGGCAGCAAGAATATCGGCTTATCGTTTACGTCGCTGAAAAGTTACGGGCGAGGGGTGCGAAACAAGCTGCGGATATGTACCGCACAGATCCTAATACTGACTTCCATGATTATGTAGCATCCATTACTCATCTACACCGTAGACGAGCCAAGGATGTTAACTTCGCAGTCAGCTATGGAGCCGGAGTGAAGAAGTTTGCCTTGATGACTGGCATGGATGAGACTGAAGCAGAGGCTGTTTTAAATCAATATAATGAGAGACTTCCATTTGTTCGTCAAGCTTATAATGAGTATCAATGGATGGCGGCCCGTGACGGATATATAGAGTTGATTGATGGGGCTCGCAGTCACTTTAATCTATACGAACCAGTGGATTTTCGTGATTTCACTGCGGTTAAACGATATCAGGAAATGTACCCAGATAAAGTGATAAGCACATATTCATGCCCTTATGAAGAAGCCATGCAGCGTATTGAAGATGAACAGCACCCTTGGTTCCGGCACAAGCTGCGGCGGTCATTCGCTCATAAAGCGTTTAACCGGAAAATACAGGGTGACGCGGCGCGGCAGATTAAGAAGGCGATGGTACTTGTTCACAATGCTGGGTATAAGATACTGTTACAAATTCATGATGAATTAGGATTTAGTTTTACGGACCCAAGACATGCTAGAATATGTGCTGAGATCATGGAGAATGCTGTGCCATCTATTACTATCCCAATGCTCACAGACATTAAACTTGGCAAATCATGGGGGGAATTGAAAAAATAATTTTACAAATGACTTTAAAAAAGAAAAAATATTTTTTCCATCAGGGGTTGCATTTCGTCCCAGCATATGTTAAGCAGACAATGCAATTTAAAAGCAAAAGGAGGATTGATATGGCTACCCCTACAAATCCCAATCAGCCCGCTACTGGTACGGTTCAGAAACCCACTGTGGTTCATGCTGCACCCACGACTGCTCAGCCTGCACAGGCCGCTGAGACGGCTGGCAACGGCAAGGATGAGGGTGAGAAGAAGACTAAGTCAAAGACCGGTGTTTCCAGACCGCGTCTTGCCAAGTTTGATGAGGCCCATCTCATCACGGTCCTCAGACCAAAGGCCAAGATTCGTGCATCTGGTGAACGATACGACCAGTATGTGACCGGTATGACGGTCAAGCAGTATATTGACAAGATGGCTGGTGAGCCGTGGAAGCGCACGGTGGGACAGGTGTATGCCGATCTGCGGTGGGACACTGATCCTAATCGTAAGCTGATCAATATCGGCCCAACTGTTGTGCCAATTCCGGAGCCAGAGCCGCCCAAGGAAAAGAAGACAAAGGCCAAGGAAGAGAAGCCCGCTGCTCCCGCAGCTTAAGTCTTCACAGAACCTCGTTAACTTGACCCGGTTAACGAGGTTCTTTTTAGGCCAAAGCCATGAAGCTGATCGTATTAGACACAGAAACTTCAGATCTAGAACCGAGTCAAGGTGCTACGATTCTTGAGCTTGCATGGATGATCGTTGAAAACATAGATGATAAGTGGAAGCCGACATCTGCTTATGAAACTTATATTCAATACGATGGTCCTATAAGTCCAAAGGCGCAGGCATCACATCATATTCAATCATCACGTTTGAAACCACCTTTTGCTATTGTAAGATCTGATGCTGTTGAAAAGCTAACAGAGATAGCGACACCAGATACGCTTCTTGTCGCTCACAATTCTGAATTTGATTCTAAGTTTTTACCAGAGCTTATCACTAGCCATTGGATCTGCACCTATAGATGTGCAAAAAGAATTTGGCCGCAAGCTCCCGGCTATTCCAACCAAGTCCTACGATATTGGCTACAGGTTGATCCAGACTTGTCGATCGCGCCGACCGTCAAAACTAGAGCCCCTCATCAAGCTCTATATGATGTTGCTACGACAACCGGTATCCTACTAAAGATGCTAGAGCTTCATACACCAGCAGAGCTAGTCCAGATGTCTGGTCCAGTAAAACTTGAGACTATTCAATTTGGGAAGCATAAGGGGACTCCCTTTGATCAAGTTCCTAAAGACTATCTGTCATGGCTTCGCGGGCAATCAAATCTTGATGCAGATTTGAAATTTACCCTTGACTCGATTCTACAATCCTAATTGCACTGATTGGCCCCATGTCGAAAGCGACATGTCTGAATGGCGAAGATGGGCTCGGGCAGCTAAGATGGGCAAGGATGGTGGCCTTAGGACTCTATTTCGTCATCAATTCAGGGCGTGGCAGTGGTCCAGTATCGAGACTTCCGGGACTGCCAGCGGCGTTCCAGATTCTGAGTTCTGCACTCCAACCGGTTGTCAGGGTTGGGTCGAGTTTAAGCGAACTCTAAGATTCAGCGTACAGTTCCAAGAATTTCAACCTGCGTGGCTTGAGCGTCGCTGCCGGTATGGTGGCAACGCTTGGATCGCTGTGCGTCGTATTCCCGTAGCTCAAAAATTTAATGGTGTAGATGAACTTTGGCTTATGCGGGGTGATCAAGCGATTGCATTAGAAAAGAATGGACTATGTGGCGCATTCGCTATGAAATGGTCAGGCGGACCTAGCGGTTGGAACTATGAAGAGATTGCAAATGTCCTGACTCTAAAAGATAGATTCTGGGAGCAACTGTAAAGTCATAGTTGCATTCCAGCAAACAATTGTGTAAAATACTTTACCGGCAACAGGGTTCAAAGGAGAAATGATGCCCATTAAGTCGTTTACGTTTGCATTCAAGCTCGATGCTAAAGAACTTCTAGCTTATGTGGTGGAGCGCAATATCGCCGTAGATATTCATGCTACCGGCACGAAGCGGCAGGAGCTGGAACCTGCTGCCATTCCAACAACGCAGCAACCGCTCGCACTTCCAGCACCTCACACCTTAGCAGGTGAAAGAGCCTCTAATGGGCGAATTGGCAGTAGAGCTGCCATACTTTTTTATCTTGCTCAACATGGGCGGGCGACCCCGTCTCAGCTCAGAGCTGCACTGGTAGAAGCCGGGTATAAGCCTCATACCTATAATAATCTAATGCACGTCTTGAAGAGAGATGGGCTAGTGTCACAATCTGCCCAAGGCTACCGCATATTGAACAAGGGCCTCAAGAAGCTTGATGTTGTAGCGGAAGGAAATGAATAATGGCCTTGCTCCGCACATATCGGTTTATCGACAAGGACCCTGTATGCGACGAATGTCGTACTATTATTAACGATGAAGGGCTTTCCAAAAGACTCAGCATCGTTGCTACTTTGGCCAACCTTCATCCTTCCACGGTCAAGAACATGCTTCATGGGGCAACCAAAAAGCCCCAGAATGCAACCGTGATGGCTATTCTTACCAGCCTCGGTTATACCCGCAAAATCGTTAAAGAGCGCAAACTGAATATTGAGGAAGAATTGGTATTCGCAAAACAATGGAATAAAAAGGAAAGGGAAAAGCAGGCCAATCGACCAGCTAAGAAGAAGCGAGCATAGTGAACCCGGCCGGGTAGGAGCGAAATGGGGGCATAGTGACTAATCAGAAGACTGTTGACCAAATTACCAAGATCCTACTGAAACATATGGACTTGAAGAAAGCAAAACGCTTAGGACGTGATCTTTATGGTCACGTCAGTGGTAGTAAATCTGTGACAGAAACGTTTCGGCGTATCGTAGAAAAGTTAGAGGAAGAGGAAGAAGAGTAAGAGGTCTAAATGGACCAGCCATACGAACATCAAGTAACAGCCTACGGGCTGTTACAGAAAAATGATAACTACGCCTTAATCATGGAACAAGGTACCGGGAAGTCACGACCTGTTATTGAGGATTGGCTTAACCGGGTGGAACTAGGGTCGGCGAACGATCTTGTAGTATTGGCTCCCAAAGGCTGCTATATGAATTGGATTGGCACTGAGGATGAGCCGGGTGAATTAGATAAATGGGTTCCTGAAGACTGGAAAAGCAAAATTCATATCGCCCCATGGATTAGTGGTGGTAATCTAACTCAGCAAAGAACATTAGATCGTTTACTACGTGCCAACGGTCCACGATTCCTGTGCATGAATATTGAAGCACTTAATCGAAAAGGACCTGCACGTCTGTATTTAGCTAAATTCATTAACGGTCGTAGAGTTATTGGCTGTGTTGATGAATCTACGACTATTGCCCATGAGTCAGCGGAAAGGACGAAATTTATTCTTAACATCTCTAATGGATTTGTATCACGCAGAATTTTATCAGGACTGGTAGCACCAGAAAGTCCTTTAGATCTTTTCACTCAATATAATTTCCTTGATTGGCGGATACTGAAACAGCGTTCCTTCTGGGGATTTAAGAATCGCTATGCCATAATGGAAAAAGTAAACTTCACCCCGGCAAAGCTTCGGGTACAAGGCAAGAGGCTAAAGGATACTCATGTTGTTGTAGGATTTCGTAATGTAGACGAATTGAATAAACTCATCATGTCGGCCAGCTACCGGGTCACCAAAGATGAAGTCTTGGACCTGTTGCCCAAGATTTATAAATTCTGGGATGTTGATTTAACAAAGGAGCAAGAACGAGCTTATAATCAGATGAGGGATATAGCAACCACTCAACTCGCTGATAATGTCTTTGCAACAGCGAGTATGAAGCTTGATCAATTAGGAAAGATGCAACATATTCTGTGTGGTCATGTCCGTCAGGAGGATGGAGTACTACATGATATTCCAGAAAACAG